AATCTACCGAAATATAAGATAAGGCTAAAGTTATCTAAAGAAGTTTTGGCAAAGATTTTTGCAGGACAAATTACAATGTGGAACGACCCAGAAATTGCCAAACTAAACAAAGGCAAATTGCCTAAAATTAGAGTTACTGTTATTTATAGAGCAGATGGTTCTGGAACATCAGAAGTATTTACATCTTATTTAAATGCAGTTGCCCCAGAAATTTGGACAAAGCCAGGAAATAAAACATTTGCAACAGCATTTCCAGGAAACATAAATGACTTTCTTGGATACTATCAAGCAGTAAATGGATCAACACAGGTTGCTTTTACTCAAGCTACCCTCCCAGGTTCTATTGCCTATAACGAAGTGTCCTATGTAAGAAATATGAAGTCTGCCCTTATAGAAAATGAAGCGGGTAAATTTGTTGCTCCTACAATCAGTGCAGCATCTGCATTCTTGTCAGGGTTGAAGTTTAATTCAGATGGAACTGCGACACTAGATTATTTGAGCAAAACTAAAAACTCATATAATATTTCTACATTTGCCTATGGAATAGCCTATGTTAATACTGGAGAGAAAGCAAAAATATTAAAAGACTTTTTAACTTTTGCTGTTACCAAGTGTAATAAGATAGATGGATATGCATCTATACGGGGAAATGCTTTAAAGGTTGCTAAGGCACAAATAAATAAAATCAATCCCTAACTTGACATACTAACCATACTAGTATACAATTAATATATGAATAGGGTGGTAATCTGTAATATTTGTGGAAAAGAAATTGAAGTGCGATGGGGCATATTTGCTCATGATACACTTAATAGACATAGGAAGGAGCACAAATAGTGGGGACTTGTAAGTGTGGATTTTCTACAGATCCTGAAAAAAATTGTAATGGCACACACAACGTGGTTAAAGCTGTTAGAGAAAAGATAGCACAAGACATTGAGGCAATTGATCTTGGGGGATCTGCTCAATTAAATGGAGTAGGCATGAGAATGCAAGCTGCAAAGGTTGCTAGAGGCAAGTGAGAATCAAGATTCATAAATTGCCTTGGAGAGTTTTTAATTTTACAAAACTAAAGGGCACAATTATTATTGATTTTGGAAATATTTCTATTTGGATTATGTGGGGGAAGAAATGAATAAGCCAAAGTATTATACAAAGAATATAGATAATCAATGGGAAGAAATTGATGACAATATTGCAAATGATGTTATAAAACAATATATTGAAAGAAGGTATACGGGGGCAATTATTGCTGCCGTATTTGTAATAGGATTTTTGTGTGGGGTAATTGCAAATGCATGAAGATGATATATTAAATTGGCAAACAGAAAGAATTGATAACTCCCGCCCACCATTACGATGGATCGCTAATCTGTTTGGAGAAATAAGCGGATGGGCGGTACTGAGATTGTCATATGCAGAAGAGTATGAAAATAATACTCAGGCTAAGATATATAGTTTTATATTTGAAAAAACCTATCCCCTATATCAAAGATATGGAACATTTTATAAAATTAAATGGGATAACGAGGATTGGTCATAGTTGACTAATAAATAGGCATATGGTATGCTTATAAAACGGATACGTAACTTAGTAGAAAAGAGAGCATAATGAATCCGAAAGTAACACTAGTGGGTCGCCTTGGAGCTGACCCAGAATCAATTGGAACAACTGGAGTTCGTCTTCGTGTTGTAACAAGTGATAGAGCAAAAAATGATAAGGGCGAGTGGGAAGATCGTGACACTTCATGGTGGACTGTGAAGGCATGGAAAACTCTTGCAGAACAAACAAAAAAGACTCTTAAGAAGGGTCAAGAGGTAATAATTACTGGAACTATCTATCAAGAAAATTGGACAGATAGTGCTGGAAATAACAGAACCTCTTACGAAGTAAGTGCAGATTCAATTGGATTAACTGCATATACTATTGCAAAACAGCCAGCAATGGCTAATGCTACTCCAGGAAATGATCCTTGGATTAAGGCATAAATAATTAACATACCGTGCCTTGCATTAATTTGTTTGGCACGGTATTTTTAAAAGGATAATTATGGGAAATTGGACAGAAGAATTAACTGACGAACAGAAGAAGCAAGTCTGGGATTTTATTGTTTTCACTGTAAAAGAAATTAGAGAACAGATTGCTATGGATATTGAATATACCTATGAAGTTTGGGCTACTCATGGAAAAGCAAAGAGTAGACAAACAAAGAAAGCATTTATGGTATGTGCCGATATCGCAAGGGGACTAAATGAAAGAGTAGATAGTGGCGGATCCAAATCAGACACCGCAGAATAATAGCTGGGCCTGTCCCTGTAATGGCTGTAAAAAGGCACAGAAGGTCATTATAGACCAGATCATAAAAGAGTATAAGTCTTGCCCCAATATTATAGAGTCTGATGAAAAGCTATTTTGTTATACATGGTGGAGACATGATGACTGTGTAAGAATAATGAATTTATTAAATAGTATTACGAAGAATGATAAATATTCCATACCGCCAGTTAGACAAGAAGTATCGGAAGCGGTAGATAGGATGTTGAAAGATCCAGGAACTTGGGATATACTTAAAAGATTAGAAGACTAGGAACATTAGCTCAGTTGGTTAGAGCCCCGACTCATAATCGGGTCGTCGTAGGTTCAAGTCCTACATGTTCCACTAAGCGGATGTTGCATAATGGTAGTGCTTCAGCCTTCCAAGCTGATGGTGCGAGTTCGATTCTCGTCATCCGCTCCAATGATATAATAAAAACATGAGCCTAGAAAATGAAATAAGAAAAATTCTTTTTGAAATAGGCAAAGATGTAAAGATCTATACTTTACAGGATGGACATATGGTTATTGATATAGATTACGAAAAATATCTTCAACAAATATTAGATTTAGTAAATCAAGATAATTCATAAGTACTTGCATCAGGGAATTCTTTTTGAAGTTTATTTTTCATTTTGTTGAATGAAGAATCACTACTAGATAAAAATATATTATCTTCAGTTATCTTTGCAATCTGGTTAGCCCAAATTCTTTTATCGTGATACTTAACATCTTTCATTTCAGTACCGCCAACATTATATATATTTCCATACAATGTTCTTATTGAAAATCCAGGCTTTATGACTTTGGATAAATTATTTCTATTCATTTTCATTGGAACATGAAGCGCATAGTCTAAGGGGTTATCAATTCCCATTGTAACAAGTTTGTCATAGGTATCCCCAAGAAGCTTGGTATATGGAGATCTAGGTTCATTACGCTCAAAAGTATTAACTTTATGTATTAGCGGTCCACCGTGATAGTATTCAATTTCTTCTACTGGTTTCATTATAAAAAAATCATCATTCATTAAAATGAAATCATTAGAAATTTCTTTGAATCCTGTAATTTTTTTTAAATTATTTCTAGCATTTTTATGTTTATTAGATGTTTGAGACACCTGTAAATAGTTTCCAATATACCAATCTGGTTTTCCACCTACAACCCAAATATTAGAAAACTTTGTATTTTTGCAAACAGATCTAATAGAATATCTTAATTCTTCGTTATCGCCTTCTCTACAGATATATACAAAATCCATAGCCGTATAATTAAAAATAAGTATTAAATAAGGTGTGAGGCGTAATCTTTTATTTCAGAATCAGATGCAAATCTAATAAACACATATTTATTTACTAGTTCTTCTGCTTTAGAGGTTTCAATTTTGCTATACCCCTTTTTGATCAAACCAAAGTTTGGAAGATTTTTTTCACGAGTAGAATAAACTATGCGTCCAGATTTGTCAGACACGGGAGCTGGAGCCTCTACTACAGGTGCTGGAGCCTCTACTACAGGTGCTGGAGCCTCTATTAAGGGCTCTGGAGCCTCTACTACAACTGGCTCTACAACTGGTTCTAAAACTGGCTCTGATGCCTCTAAAACTGGTGCTTCAGGTGCCACGTCAGCTTCAATGTGAAGCTCTTCTGCGTTATTATCAGCAGAAAAATCATCGATAGGTCTTGCCATAGAAATCTCCATTCTATCTTTATTATTATACCATTATATAAAATAAAAGGGGAACTTTTACATTCCCCTTTTAATTGTTTTAATTACTAATCAGCTTTTTTAGCTGGTGCCTTTTTAGCTTTCTTAAGCGCTTCTTCAACAACAGAAGCTGCTGGAATACGACCAAAAGCGGCATCGTTTGGATTAATAAAGCGAGCGGCTACTGGGATTAGAGCTCCGATAAGAGCTGCCCATAGATCTTTTGGATCTGTTACGCCTGCTGTATAAAGAGCTGCTGCAGCACCTACAACTGAACGTGTGTAAGATGCAAGTAGAGCCTTATGTTCTTTTTTAAGTTCCATTTTTTCCTCCTAGGATAGAACTCTTACTAGTATAGCATAGCCAGCCCATAGACCGATTATTCCTGCCACCCCTGAAAAAACTGGCGGTGCTGGAACTGGCAACTTGAATGCAGCAAATACAACGCCACATCCAAAACCTGTTAATACTGATAATAATATTTCTTTCACTTTACCCCCTAAAATTTAAACCCATCTTCGTTTGTATTTGTTGGCCCCCCTGGGTTGTCGATGGGCGTTGGTGCAGTTGCAAGCGCACCACAAGAATTACACTGAATGTCTAAATGATACATTCCAATGGTATAGGTGTCTGGATCAAAAGAAACTAATGCTCTAAACAAGTTGTCTCCACAATTAGGGCAGATACAGGTGGGAATTCCCCTAGCGTCTATCATTATCTTCTTCTGGTAAAAGGCTTTTTAACTTTTCAAAGTTTTCAGAGATTATTTTCATGCTTTGATAGTGAGGAGATCCATCTACAATAACACCATATTCATTAAAATGTTTTATTGAAGGTTCAACTTTATTTATAAACTCTTCTAAACCTTTTTGAACATCCTCTATATATGTATATGCCCAATCACGAGAATCTGATAAAAACTTTATAAAATTTTCTTTATGTATTTCTTCGGGATTTGGAATATCCGTAGACGATACACCTAAATCTCTTTTTATAGATACATGAAGAAGCATGAGCTCAGTGAGCATGGTGGTAGTCTTTTTTAATGCGAGTGCTGCATGTATATAGGCAATAAAAAAGGATGCAGAAAAAACAGAAAGGGCAATAATTAATATTTCCATCTAGACCTCTTTTCCTATACTAGTATACTACACTACTAAAAATCTAACTTTTATCATGGGTAACCCAATAGTATTTACATGTAGAACAGCATGGCCGATTAAATAAGCTGTGTTTGGCATAACCAAAATGTGCATAAAATAAAGGATCTTTATCAAATAGATTTGCTTTATGTGTTGTAATAATACGCATCATTTTATTTTTATCTTCAAACCATTCTGGCACACTTGTTCCCCATCTGTCAGAATATTGTTTTTCTAGCTGATCAATATTAGATTCATTCTTGTCTGTTTTAATACCACGGAATTTAGCCTCAGATATCATTAGGTTCACATATGTGCGAAGAGAATACTCGTGACCTTTCCACATAAGAACTGCTGGATGATTGCGCCAGCCACCAGTTGGAGATGCCCCAGAAAGAACTTTTAATATTTGATATGCCTCTAGTATTTGTTTATTGAGACGTTTTGAATCTAATGCTTTTGCACATAAAGCAATATTATCATGTGGTAAAAATGTCTGCATTACCGTAATGGCTCCCTTGTAACTAGCACTATTGCACCTTCCATTTCTAAAGCTTTTTTAAGTTGTGTAACATATTTAATAGACTCAATTTTTTCATCATGAGACATATTAAGAAATGATCTTTCACTCAATTTTATCGTAAGAAAGGTATCATTGTCAATAAGATTTACCCCAAAATTTTTAGGAGGTACTATAGAATGAAATGCCCTACGCATCGCATCTGTATACATTTTACTCCTTAGATTTATTCTCTACATATTTAAATAAATCTTCTAAAGATTTCCAACCAATATCTTGCTCTACGCCTAGCGCAAGTAAAAATAAGTCCCAAGTTTCCATAACATATTTGACTGCTTCATCTGTTGGATCAACAATCGAAGAGTCAAGCATAAATGCTAATGGCAAACCTAAATCACTGTATTGTATGAAATCAGAGAACTCTTTTTCATCTTTATAGTTTAGCCAAAGCTCTGCCAAAATAGAGCATATGTCTTTAAACTTTTCTACTTGGTCTCTGTTGTCAAAACTTTCCATGTTTCACCCCATTGTTTTTTATCTTTATGCATGTTAAATTCTCTTGATATTTCTCCGCCTTCTAGATAAATACCGCCCCAAACTCCCCATTCTTTTCCAGATACACCTACAGCAAAACATGTTTTTGCTACTGGGCAAGATCTACATAAAGAGTCTACTAAATGCCTACTATCAGCATCTTCTTCATATTTATCAAAAAAAGCGTTTGTATCTAAACCAAGACAGGCAGATTCATCTTTCCAAAGATGTTGCTTCATGCCTATCCCCTATACTTATTTGGAATATCCCATCCATTAGGAGTTACTGGATAAATTCGCTGAAGATACCATACTCCATTTACCCTTACCCCATTAACGGCTGTACGTGCTCCCTCAGATCGTTTACGATCAACAACATCCCATCCAATCCAAGATAGATTATTGTTACGAGCAACAATTTTTTCCATTTTTTCTAAATTTGTTATAATCATTATTATCCTTTTAGTATCTAAAAATTCCTACTTCAATTCCTTTTAGCTCTGCTTCAGCAACCAATTGTGAAGTTGATTGCTTAGGTTTACTTAAAAAGGCAAAGTAATTTACGTATTCCATATTTTCTTTTACCCACTCAGGAGGAGCCTTGTAGTGCTTTATCTTCATTCCTCTTGCTTTCATCCCACGCTCTGATAAGTTGCAAAATTCTGAAACCATAGAGTTTATTCTTGCTGGACCTACTGAGTAGATATAAAATTCTGCATCTTCTTTACTCATGCCCGACATTGCAACACCCATGGCACGAAGAAATACTTGATAGTCATCAAAATCTTTACTGCCCTGAACTACTACAATCATTATTCTTCTTCCTTTATGCTATCCATAATAAACAACATCTTGTCTAAATCATCTTTAGACATGTTTATTGTGTCTACCTCTTTAGTTGTATCATGATTTACTGCACCATCTTGTATTTCTGCGGTATAAAAAACATTATCCTTTACCCAATAAGCTTTTCCATCAATAGCAATTATCTTTATCATTCTTTCTGAAACATAATTTCTAGATTGAGAATGACGCTTGGGCTTTTGTTTGATAGGTTCTGCGTATAACCTTGTTTTAGAATGAATAACACTTTGGCTTTTCATTACTGAACCTACCCCCTTTGATCTAAGATTTTTGCTATATCTAATTATAGCTAAAGAAGAGGCAAAAGTCAACACCAAAAAAACAGAAATTTCTATTATTGACATTTTTTATACCTCACCTACTTATTATAGCAATTTGAGCTAACTAAGTCAAGGTATATTAGTTTTTAAATACAGAATTAAAAGACACAGATTTGGTTTGATCCTTGCCAAATCCAGAAAACACTTCCTTGTCCATTCTTTTGGCACGTTCTACTATTTTCCGTGACCAAGAAAATCCTGCATCTCCACCCCAAGCATCCCACATAATTCTTCCATTAGATGGGTTTGATGTATTATAAAAATCTTTTCCTTTTTTATCTACTTCATGGCGAGAGAAAAATGAATACATTCTTTTTACTGTATCAAGGCTCAAGTTTTCTCCCCTAGCCAACTGTCCAGCACGAGTCCATCCTACTGCAGTGCCAGCACCCTTTGCCTTACCTTCTTCTTTCCAGCGAATTGCACGACGTGCTGCTGATTTCATGCCCTCAGTTGGAGCGTATGTTTCTGCTTTGTGTAGATCTGATGGTTGAACAATTTTACTTCTTGACATTTTTACCATACTCCCCATATTTTCCTAGTATTGCTTTTACTGTTCCATCTTTACGAAGACGGACAATCATTCCATCCTTTATTTGTACTGGATTGAATCCATGATGTGTTTTATATTTTCCAGAAGACATTATTTTTGAAATCCGTTCAAATCAAATAAGGATCCGCCCCACATACCTTTGCTAACTTCTTTTTCTTTATCTTCTTTATGATAAGACTTATATGTTCCACCACGACGCTTATACTCCTGAACTACCCAAGCATTTGCTACTGCTGATGGGTAAACATCAAACTTATCTTTTGCTTCACGAATAATTTGTGCATAAAGTCTTGCATTAGATGGCTCTGATCCACCACGACGTGGCTTAATCATATCTCCATAATTTGGTTTCTTAGCTTTGTCCATAATGTCATCCTCATTTTCAGTCATTGTTTCTTCTGCGTCCATCGAATGATTTTCAATATCTATTTTTTCGGCATCTGCATACATCATTCCAATACTATAGGCAGTTGGTTTCCAACCGCTATCTTCTTCTTTGTAAATTCTTACAGACATTGCTGGATTTTCTGGTGGCATTGATTCAAGAGCATATTGAGTTCCAGGAGTTCCAAGAGTTCCGCCCTCCCACATTATATGTTCCACCATGCCATGAATCATTCCTTCACTTGTTGTACCCATGACAAAATCGCCCTCTTTTATTTCATGCATATTTTTTCCAATATTGCCTTCAGAACGATTTATTGCATAAATTTGTGCAGCAGCCTGTGCACGTGTTTTATGGCAGCCCATAACTTCATTGGTACCCACTTTAAGAGCGGGGTATCCAGAACAACCGTATGAACCTTTGGCACCTACACGATATGGCATACTAACATTATATCAGAACATTATTTAGTTAGAATGCGCTTGATCTCATTTAATGAAAATTGGTCTTCTTCGGGTAGCTGAAAAACCTCTTGATCCTGGAATGCTTTATCAGTTAGCCTTACAATTGGGCTATCCTGAAGCAAGTCCATGTCTATAAAGCCCTTTTCCCAAAGTGCCATTAGCTTGGAATTTACAAAATTAAGATGCTCCCTATACAACTCTGGCATAACCTGTTGTAATTTTTCAGTAAAATTATATAGTGGCTCCCCTGTTTCGGACACACCAGCAAACTCTACGGCACCCTTTAATATGAGTTGATCAATAATTTTATTTTCTTCATCCATTTATAAATTCTTCCAAACTTTCTTTTGTTTGTGCCCCAGTTATTCTTCCAGTTTCAACTCCATTATTAAAACGAATAAATGTTGGAATAGACTTTACATCAAAAGAAGCTGCAAGATCAGAATTATCATCAACATCAATTATTTGAAACCCCGCAATTGCCTGTTCACGATTTAATTCTTCTACTATTGGGCGTGTTCTTTTACAAGGCTGGCACCAATCAGCCGTAAAATAATATACAGTTTTCATTCTAATTATGACTTCCCACCAATTTATTTTGAATTAATTTATGTCTTTCATCTACAATTTCTAGCATAAATGCCATCATTTTTGTATAAGAGTCTGGATTATTCATTATTTTATCATAATGATGTCCACAGAATAACAAATCTCCAGTAGACCCCTTAATCATTACGAAAGCTTGCGCTCCACACCTATCACATCTATCTATGACCCTAAGAGAATCTGTTAGGCTTTTTTCTTGTTCTTGCTCTTCTTCTTTTAATATAGGACGTGCCATAGTTTTATTATACATCTACTTTCTATTATCGGTTGAATAAAATCCTGATCCATTAAATAAGACTCCTGGAGATGACCAAACTCTCTGCATGACTGATCCACAGCAAGAGGGTCCTCTGTCTTCTCCAAAACCTCTCTGAAATTCTATTATAGTATTGCAAGCAATACATTTATATTCATATGTTGGCATGTATTAATTATATCCTATGCAGTTTTAGTTGTCAATCTATCATGAGTGCGTATTCTATGACAGTTGGCACATACTATTTCACATTTTTCTATTTCACGCATAATTGCTTTCCATGAAAATCCATCATGTATCATTCTTGAAACATTATACTTTTTGTCTTTTATATGATCAAAATCAAGAACTATATGATTTTTTTCTCCGCAATCAACGCACCCACTTGCTTGTTTTATATCAGCAAGTCTTTTTTTATATTGCTGCTTTGTTTTATATGCTAGTTCTTTTTCAGTCATAGCAATTATTATTATATCAATATTTATTTAAAGCCCCGCATGGGGATCCAAGCACTAACGCCACGGATTATAAGATAGGTAACTATTCCATCCCAAGGCCCATGCGGGGATTCTATTATACTGCTTTACTTCTTAGCAGATTTAATTGATATCTCTTTTGGCTTCTTATCTTCTGGAACAATACGCTCAATATCGATATGAAGCATACCATCTTTAATTTCAGCACCAGTAATCTCCATATATTCTCCAAGAGCAAAGGTTCTTGTGAATTTACGAGAAGCAATACCCTTATGTAGAACTTCAGAGTTGTCCTCTTCAGAATCTAGATTGTTATCGCCCTTTATAATTAGTGTTGAGTTATCAACGGTAACTGAAAGAGTATCCTTTGAAAATCCAGCAACTGCTAATGAAAGTTTAAAACTATCATCATCAATTTTTACTAGATCATATGGTGGATAAGATACTTGGCGTGAAGCCAACTGTACATTACTTAAACGCTCCATCTCACGATTGAAGCCAATAAAAAAAGGATCCTTGAATAGATCCCATGCAAATGAACTTACCATTTTATTCTCCTTTTCAGCGAGTTTCATTTATGTACCCCCGAATGGCAGGTACAAATATATTATATCACAGAGCCCCCCGTCAGGATTGAACTGACGACCTTCCGCTTACAAGGCGGATGCTCTACCACTGAGCTAGGGAGGCGCAGCTCTAGTGAGAATCGAACTCACGTTACCAGATTGAAAATCTGGCGTCCTAACCACTAGACGATAGAGCCATTGCGACCCATAACAGACTTGAACTGTCGACCTCTACCGTGACAGGGTAGCGCTCTAACCAACTGAGCTAATGGGCCAATTGCTGGGGATGCAAGGATCGAACTTGCGACCTAGAAGTTAACAGCTTCCCGCTCTGCCTGCTGAGCTAATCCCCAAATCCTATTACTTATTTATATCAACGAATGAATTTGTTGATAAACCAGAAATAGGTTTTGCAATTGACTTTAAATAGTCATATGTTGATTGGAAAGATCCTTTATAGTTCTTTGTCCAATATGCAGCAAGTGCAGCATTAGACAAGGATGTTCCAACTACCCTGCCAGTAGGAAGGTTCCAAAATCCTACTGCATAAAAATCTGTATCAGCATTTCTATTAAATCCAGGATAGATTCCTTCGGACCAATCTGGAGTTCCACTAACAGAAACTGTATCAGTAATACATGCTGGGAACATAACTGAATTTGACTTGCCATCATTTCCAGTACCAGCCATTACCGCTACTCCCATGCTTGTTAATTGCTTTATAGAATCAACAAGTGGTTGATCTGTTCTCTTATATGAGCATGAGTCAGATCTATTTTTTGCACCCATTGAGAATACCACAGATACAATATTATATTTATCTTTGTTCTGTGCAATCCAATCAAATGGCTTTACAAAGAATTTCATATTAGAAACTACAGAAGTTCTTCCACGATCATCTGTTCCTGTTGTTCTAATAAAGATAATGCGAGCATTTGGATCTACCTTAGTAACAGTTAAGGCTAGATCTGTACCGTGCCGTAATTGGCTATTCTTATAAATAATGCTAGAAGGTGCAGATGCAACACCAGCTCCTTCTGCTTGCATTAGTCTGCCAGAGCAGAATCTGCTCTCTGTTATACAAACTTCATGTACGATATTATTTTTTAATTCTGGACGTGCAGAATCAACCATAGTATCTACAATAACGACTGTTTCTCCTGTTGCCTTTGCTGGTACCGTTTGCAAAAACGATAGACCAAGAATTGCAACAATTCCCACTGCGATTTTTTTCATTTTTTCTCCTTATATCATTATTCTTACTACATGTTGGCATGGGTCGCTTCCTGCTTCCCACTCTTCTACTTCTTCTTCACTCATGTATTCCATACCGCCATCGTGTGTGGCACAATATGGACCAGATACCCAACCTCTATCAATACCATTTTCAAGCCAGATACCAAACTCTTGCTCATCTGGAGACAAGTCTTCTTCGTGAATATGATTCATATATATATTCTACTCCTACCTACTTAAAAAGTCAATTGGATATAAACAATGTGGGCTATATAAAATAGCAGCATCAAGAGCAGAAGTCAGCCTACGCTTTGGATCTTTATAGTTTT